CGACGAATATAATATAGAGGATATTCTTAGTGTTCCTATAGACAAAGGCATTCTAATAGAAGAGGCGGGAATCAAGCCTAATGTAAAGGCTATTGTTCGCACTCTCCTACAATATAAGGGACAGGTAGTTTTGACTTCTTATAATCAGAAAGATGTGCCAAAGAAAATATATAACCTTTGTAAATTAAAGAGGGCTGGAACCACCAATTACCGTATTAAAACTGTAAACGAATGTATGCAGGGAAGCGTTCCGCCTGAAGATTACGACATTAATATATTCAGTTTGATTCATGACTATTTCAAGAATCCAAACCGAGATGATGTATTAGTTAAACTCAACATGAACAACCCATACGATGAGCAGTTTCTGTCATGGTTGGTATTAAACATGCACCCCAGTAAAGTAGCATACTTAGATGCTAAAGTAAAGAGAAGATGGTCGAAAGATTATTTCCACGAACTTATAGCCTATGCTCATAATGGGAAAATAAATAAGAAGGTAGTGATTCCTTCAGGAAGAACCTATTCAAAGATGCCTACGATATGTAGGAAGGTGGGACTTAAATCCCATGAAGAGTATCTCTTACACCAATTACTTTATGATGATGACTTTGCAAAGTATGTGAAGTCAAGAGTTAATAATGTAGAAAGGAGAACACTCATGTTGGGAGATAGTAGCCCACAAAAGAAAACAAAAAGAACTACAAAAGGATTAAGTGATTATTGATGTTATGGACAGAAAAATATAGACCAAAGACGATTGATGAAATAGTGGGCCAACCAGCCCTTGTTTCCGATGCGAAGCATTGGGGGGAGGGTATGCCGAACCTGCTTCTCTATGGCCCCGCAGGGGTAGGAAAAACAGCATTCGCGGGAGCAGTAGCCAACATGATACTTGGTGACGCGAAGGCTCAGAACTTCTTTGAGATTAACGCTTCAGATGATAGAAGGTTAGAGGTTGTCCGAACAACCATAAAAGATATTGCTTCGTCTGCAAAGGTTGGAGATGTGCCCCATAGAATTATTCTGTTGGATGAAATGGATGGTATGACTCCCGATGCTCAAAATGCGTTGAAGCGTATGATGGAGAGGTATAGTGGTAATGTAAGGTTTATTATAACCTGCAATCATAGACATAAAATCATCTATCCTTTGCAGTCAAGGTGTGCTAATTATCTACTCAAACCATTAAGTAATGAGGATATACTGTGGGTGTTAAAAGATATTCTCAAAAAGGAGCATATTACTTCAATAGATGAAGAAGCCCTAGGAGGGTTTATATATGCTGTCGAGGGTGACTTAAGACGAGCCATTACTGAATTGCAAGCATCAATCAGTAGTAAGACACCATTATCAATACAAATAGAAAGAATGCACGAACCTTATGAGCAATTATTAGATAGCATTCTGGATAAACAATACGAATCAGCCCTCACTCAAATGCACGATTTGATATACCTATCGGTAGATATGAAAACTATTTGTGTATGTTTACATGATGTATTATTGAAGCGACACTTACTAGAAGCACCAGTTAAATTCAAGTTATTAAGAGTAATAGGAGAATCAGAATGGAGAAGTTCAAACATGACTCCCAAGGTTTTATGCTCATGGATGATAGGACAGATGATATAATGTTGAGACGATTATTTAAATTTTTAGACACAAACCAAGACGGTAAGATAGATATGCTTGATGCAAAGAAGGCACTATTCCGTTATGAATGGATAGTAGCCACAGGGCTATTACTATTAATTATTCCAATGGGGAATGTATTAGGTTATACTGATATTGACTCCGATTTCTTTTGGGCATTAGCAGGTCTATGTCTGACGGTTGAAGGAGTCATAGAGTTATACTATGAGCAGAAGCATTGGGATACCTTGAAGGGGAAGAAACTATGAGCAAGAGAACAGTAGATGGATATAATGTATTGGCTGGATTTTTAACAAAATACGACAGCCTAGATGATGTAATAGAAGACAAAGATGAAAGCCTACTATGGGAGTTATTAAAGTATGAGACAGAAATGAATTCAGTTGAGTTTGATGAAGTATATACTTTGGCAATAGAGTCTGGTTTAGCCTTACCCAGATGTAGGCATTGTGGAGAATTAACTCCTAAGAAGCATGGAAGGGGGCGAATAAGGAAGTATTGTGGGCCAGAGCATAATGTGGCTTTTCGTCATGAAGAAGTAACAAGGCAAAAGCGCGCTAAAGCAAGGAATCTTCTAAGACGAAAGATTAGAAACATGCGTGATAAAATTCGTAGGAAGGCTAAGAAAAATGCAACTAAATGATTATCAGAAGAGAGCAAGAAAGACAGCGATATATCCTGAGATTCACAAGATTACTTATCCAGCAATTGGATTAGCAGGTGAAGCCGGAGAGGTTTGTAATAAACTAAAGAAGCGGCTTCGTGGTGATAAGATAGAAATGTGGAGAACTAGGGATGACCTAGAGAAAGAACTTGGTGATGTATTATGGTATGTAGCAAACCTAGCATCAGACTTAGGATTAGACCTAGATGATATTGCTACAAAGAACATAGACAAACTCCGTGATAGAGAACGGAGAAATGTATTACAAGGAGATGGTGATGATAGATGAATAAGTATGATGTATTTCGGCTCGTTGGGCCGTTTAATAATGATGAACAAAGAGATGATGCAATTGAAGAATTGCAGGATATAATTCTAGGACTACTAGAAAAACAGGAGAAATAAATATGCACGAACAAGTGGAAAAAGAACTGGCTAAGGCTGCTGAAGTCTTAGAAATGGACATTGAAGATGTCAATAAAAAGTATGCTGGGATTTGTGAGGAACATAACCTTACAGATGAACAGTGGAAACTATCGTTGGGAGTATTCCGACAGTGGTTTAGTGGGACAAAGGCTTATGCCGATGCCCCTGCGAATGAAAGTAGTGGAAAGGACTCGCTTATCAAACAAGCGACAGGATATTTTATATCTGTTGATGCGGCACGAGATATGGCTGCTATGCAGAATGAAAGAATTAAGGGGGAGTATTTGCGTAATCCCTCTGAAACCTTTTCAACAGGCCGCGTAGCAACGGTAACGCAATCTGATGGCACTTATGCTGTCGTTAGAATGTATGATGGGGAAGAGCAAACAACGAATGTATCAGACCTACCAAATAATAACTTTGAGATAGAAGAAGGGCTTTGGATAGTTCCGTTAGATAACATGCCTGCTTATGGGGAAAGGGCTAATCCTAACTATGGTAAGCCATTACCGGCTGAACAGTATAGGATGGCTGGTATCTTTCTTGGAGAGGTTGAAGGAGATAGGGGAGTGTATTTCTTCTCATATAAGGGTGAAGCAAGCAAGTCCTTTAATCCGACAACTTTCAGTATGATACATATGGCTGTTATACGAGACCAAAATAACACTAACAGGTTGTATGGTTTCAAGAATGGAACATTAGACAGTCTGTATAACAATGCTGAGTTGCCTGATGATGCAGGTAATAAGGTTGAAGAGCCATCTGTGGAAGATTATCAGAATTTCACAATGGAGTATTCAGGAGATAACTATAGTCCTCTGATTGACCTTAACAGGTATCATGTGAATGTGGGTGATTTGCCCTATGCAGAACGATATGTTGTAACTGATGGTTCGGTGTCTAGTGTAAACATGACCCCAAACTCTTATGGAACTAGAAGAGTGACCATTACAGACCTAAACTCTGACTTTAATTACGAAGGCGGGTCATGGGCTGGAACAACCTGTTGGTTCCCGAAGAACATAGGAATTGACTTTGGGATTGGTTCAAGTGTGATAGTGGTTGGAAGAACATCGCAAGGAAGAAACGATGATGGAAGCATTGGAGATGTGACTATCAATGTTAGTGGGGTTCTATGTGTTGAAAACCAAGGCGTTGTTGCTGAACCATTTGAACAGACAGAAGAAGAAGACCTTGATTGGTTTTAGATACTCCAAATTATTGTGTTAACGATAGTGGTAACACCTAGTAGAAGGTGGGAGAAATCTACCAAGTGGGGTGAGAAGCCCCCAAATGTGATATTATGTTTACAATTGAATACGGATATATTCATGGGTCAAGTTATGCTGTTGCGTTAAGCGACATAGAATTTTTCTCATGGAAACAAAATGAAGAGTCAGGGGAATATTGGGTTAAACTCCATGTTCCCTCTGGAAAAGAAATAAGAGTGAGAGTCACAGAAAGGGACTTACGCGATATAATTGCCAAGTGGGCAAATAAAGAATTAGATTTACAAATAGGTGAAAAATATGAATTGGACTACTGAAAAAAGTGGAAATGCCGTTAATGAGGCAGATAAAGAGGAAGAAGAGAAATCATACTTCCAATTGCAGAAGGAGGTAATTCTTAGGCAAATAAAGGCAAGGCTAGAAAGGGATAGAGCATTTTTATGCTGCTCTATTACAGGAAACCCAAAGGTGGGTAAGACTGGGACTGCTATGGATTGCCGCACAGAAGAGGAAATTAAGAATGGAATGAAGGTATTAATATTAGATTATGATAATGGTGCTGAACCTACATGGGATTCCTGTTGGGATAGGGATGAAGATATTGTTATCTATAATCCAACTGCCATACGAGCAGATGGAGCAATAGATTGGGATACTACCTTTAAGAATGGTAGGGCGTTTGTAGACTATGCTACTGAATTAATAGCAGAAGGAAACATCAAAGCCTTTATTCTAGATGGTGTGGATAAGATTTACGAAGGGGCCAGCGATGTATTGCGGGACCATTTAGTTAAGCAACAAACTAGGGAGGGAACAATTATATTAGACACTGATTCTGTCAGGGTATCTCCTTTGGATTGGAAAATTAGGAATAGAGTATACAACAGGTTATTGGATAAGATGATGGTATTAGAATGTGATAGATTCTTTATCACTCACATGAAGCCATTGTATGATAATATCAATGTTCCTGTGCCTGTCGGTGAAGTGCCAGATTGGCATAAGTCTACACCTGCTAGATTTAACCAGATGTTGCATATTCGGAAGGCAGTTACACCTGATGGGTCAACAAATTATATTGCTAGGCTAGAAGCAAGCAAAACAAATTCTAGCCTCGTTGGGTCGGAATGGACTATATTTACTACCAATGGTGACAACACTTGGTATGGTATCCCCGAACTACGAGAGGGAACACTATGAAGGATATAATAGTAACTAAGAAGGAACTTAAGAACGCGCTGGATGCAGTGATACTAAAGGGGAAGTATAAATCATTTGGTGGGTCAAAAGTAGGAAAGATTAGCGATACTATTGCTTGTTTCGTCAAGCCTAACAAGTTAATTCTTGGCAACGCTAGTTATACTTTAGCCGCAACTTGTTCTTTGAATTGTTCAAATACAGGAGATGACCCTGACCCAAGCCTATTTTTCGTTGATGCTGAAAGGCTCATGAAATATGTTAAGGCTGTTTCAGGAGATACTTTAGCCTTGACTATTAATAGGTCTTCTATACATTTGAGTGGGAGTGGTAGCCATGCTACCCTCCCTCTCTATGTAGAGCATAAAGGATTAGAGGGAATTACTAAATTAATGGTAGTTCGACTTCCTGATGAAGGGATGGCTGTGTTTGGTAAGCATACCTATGATACACAGATAACAGTAGATGGAAAGTATTTAGCAGAAGCCATCAAAGAGTGCTCTGTTGTAGGGAATGCAACTTATAAGTTGGATGCCTCTAAGGATAAATTAATCATTGAGTCTTCTAGCGAACATGGAGAAGAGACTTTCACCAAAGAAGTCACAATAATGTCGGCAGGTCCAGAGGAAGCCACTGTTGAGATTTCTGCTCCCATAGATAAATTCTGTGATGGAGTTATGTTTATGTATTTATCTGATGATGCTCCCCTATTACTCATAGGTGCAGATAGAAAATTAGTAGTAGCACCATATATACGAGGCGAGTAATATGATAATAAGCGCAGTAGATAGACAGAATGAATTTATTCTCAGATGGCGAGATGAGGATAATCAAAGAGTTGAAACGACAGTAGAATATACTGCTTTTCAACCTTACTTTTATATCTTAGCATCTGAATCAGAGCCAAGTTATCTCAAGATTTCTGAATGGGGTAACAGTTTCAAGATAAATGTTTTCTATGAAAAGGATGGGTCAAAGACTCTTGATGGGAGACTCTTGAAAAAGGTAACTTGGAGTCCACCTAAACCTGGATATACTAGAACACTAAGAAGTGAATGGACTGAATCCTTTGAGGCTGATGTTCCCTTTCATTACCGTTATGCCATTGATGAGATAGACCATATTCCTGAATATAAGTTGAACAAGTGGTATTGGGATTTAGAGTGGCAACAAGGCGGAGAACATGATGGTGCAATCACCTGTGTATCTTACCATGATGGTTACAATAACTTTCATTATGTTCACACTTGGATGCCTGATGCACACCCACAATTACAGGGAGAATTAAACCTATCTACATTCAAGATGCATGAAGCCGGTGGTGTATATGTTCATTCTTCAGAGAAAGAGATGCTAAAGGAGTTCCTTGAATCAATAGAATGTGAAGACCCTGATATGTTAATCTCTTGGTTTGGTTCTAAGTTCGACTTACCCAAATTAATTGAGAGGCTTCATGTTAATGGTCTTGACGCAAGAAGGTTATCTCCTGTTAATGATGTGAAGGGAGTGTATTGGAATGATGGTCTCAAACTATCAAAGGCCGCAGATGAATATTCTCCTATTGACCAGCCAATTAGAGGAAGGATTTGTTTGAATCTTGACTTGGCTTTTGAGCGTCAATGGAATGATGCCCAAAGAGGATTACTTCCATCTATGGCTTTAGATTATGTAGCAGAAGTGGCTCTTGGTGAGAAGAAATTAGTCAGTGAAAAGTTTCCTGATAAGAATGAATTCTTTCAAAGAGGATGGTTAGAAGATACTGATACATACATTAAGTATGCGAGAATAGATGTGGAATTAATCAAACGATTAGACGAAGAGAACTATACCTCAGAAGCAATTTTAGCCTTACAAAGATTAATTGTTGCTCCATTTGATGCTTGCTTCTATGCTAGTATGATGGGGGGAATATACTTCATGCGTAATGCTACATGGAAAGCACCAACAGGTAGCATGGATACTAAATCACATTACAGTGGGGCTATGATTTATGACCCCGCAGAAGAGGGAACAAACGGATTACATTTAGGTGTGGCGGCGTTTGATTTCGCCTCGCTATATCCATCAATGATGATAGCGCGGAACATATCATGGGAAACTAAATCAGAAACTTCAACTGAACTTGGTGTGAATTTACTAACTCCTAGAGATTTTAGTGAAGAGATTGACTTTGACTACAGATATTATACAACTGAAAAGTTGGGACTATTACCTTCTGCTGTCTTAGAACTCAAGCAATTGCGAGACCATTATAAGAAGAACATGAAGGTTGCTAAGACAAAAGAAGAGTATGCAAAGTGGTACAATAATCAAATGGCTGTTAAAAGATTAATGGCATCATTTTATGGTGTGGTTGGTTATCAAGGATTTGGTTGGGCTGATGTAGATTTAGCCGCAAGTATTACAGCCAGCGCAAGAGAAGCAATTAGATGTGCGGCATTCAAGGTGATGGAATTATGAAGGCTCCAGATTATAAGTTTTGCAGAACATGCCAGGAGCCATTATATCATTATAGAACCAGACCCACATGTGGTAAATGCTACCTTAAATGGAAGCAAGCAAAAAGAGAAAGGAAGGGACAGAAATGAAAATGAACGGAGAACAAGTAGATAAATGGTCAGAACAACATGTTGGTAGCCTAGCCTTAACTAGGACTATTCTAGGTTTCCTTAACCTATTATTAGGTGTTGTTGTGGTATTCAAATTATTTGGGGTGATATGATGACAAAGTGGAAAGGACCATCTAATACAAAAAAATGTGAAAAGTGCTTAAGGGTTATTGAATCTAGAAACACACCGAAAAGTTTCACTTCAAATTGGATGAGAACATGGTGGAATGAAGAGAAAACAATATGTTATAATTGTGGAAAGCGGTGGTTTCAGTGAAGTTTTTCAAATGGCTTAAGAAGTGGCTCTATGGTTTAGATGATGAGGATAATAAAATGATTCTATCTCATGAAGAAAGAGTCCAAAGATTAAAAGAACAGGTGAGAAAATGAGACTATGTAGTTGCCAATTTAACAAGCACACTAGAAGTGTGGGTGATGATGGAAGATGCACATATTGTGGTTTGGTGGTGGATGAAAGATGAAAGTAGTTTATGGACATACTGATTCTATCTATGTGCAAATGCCTATAGATAAAGCAGAAGAGACGCTTGATTTACTAAACAATCATGTGAGGTCTCACTTTCCAAATATATTAGGATTGAAGGAACACCCAGTTAAACTTGAATTTGAGAAGTATTTCTCTACCTTAGGTGTAGGCAAAACTAAGAATCGCAATGCAGGATTAATCATGTGGAAAGATGGAAAGTATCTTGAAGAGCAAGAGTTTGTGATGACAGGTTTCACTGCAAAGCGAGTAGCAATTACTAGTCTAGCAAAGCGCATTCAACTTGAATTACTAAAGAAGTGGGTTAATCGAGTAGAGGAAATCAAAATCACCCAATGGTTAAATGCAGAATTCAATTGGGTTCTTGATGGAGTTATTGAGCCATCAGAATTAATTCA